TTAAATTTTCGAAAGCTCTCTAAAGGCTTCTAGCTTTTTTAAAACATTTTGTTTAAACTCTTTATTTGCATAAGCTAGCAGATAGGCTATTTTTATGTCGTCTCCTACTAGCTCGCGCGTTCCGCCTTCTATTTTTATGCGGCCATACTCGTTTAAGCCGGTAGCCTCACCCGGATCCAGCAAAAGACCGTGTATTTTTCGCTCTATCGCATGTGCCGCAACAGCTATTTTTTGCGGTATTCCGCTAACTGGGATTTTTTTAAGGTCTTCTCTTGTTATTTGAAAAATTTTCATAAACTCGTCATTCGTCTTTATAAATAAGCGTTTTTTTAAATCTTCCAAATCTCTATATTCTCTATTTGGATCATTTTCTTTTATAGCGTTTATGAGTTCTATATCTTCGTCTTTTATCGAGCTTTGTCCTATGTGATAGTTACCCACGCTAACGTTATTCCCGTTTATAAAATGCCCATTTGATACGTTTATACCGTTAAATTGCATCTCTATTATCCTGCGCCATTTCTGCGGTATCTCTTTTCTATTTATCCATTTGTCTATTGATACTTTTGAAGTATTTAAAACTACCGCTAACTCCTCATCCGTCTTTATCCTCAAGCGAAATTTTAAATCGTCTAGCTCGTCTCTGACTGTCATTTTTATCTCCTTTTTAAAAAATAATGTCTATAATTTCTTGACAAAATAGATTTTTTGTCGTATAATTTCTTAAAAAATAAGACAATATTTTACAAAAATGTTAAATATTTTTTACATTATAGCGTAAAAAGGGGTTTTCGATGGATAAAAAGCAGCACGCAACGCTTGATATAGTAGCGATTACGCAACGTATTGACGCTGCTAGGAGACTGCTTGACTACGGCAAAGCCGCCTTTGCCGAGCAAGTGCTTAGCACCACTAGGGTTACCTACTGGAACACCATAAAAGAGAATAATCCGCCTCTCTCGTGGATCATACTGCTTGCTGACAAGTACGGCTTTTCGATCCGGTGGCTATTTTATGGCGAAGGCGAAACTTTTAATAAAAGGAAAAATAATGTGTGATTATGAAAAAGAAGAGGCCATCAGAAGATTTTTAAATGTAGAGACGGACAAATGCGATATTGAGTCTAGTCTATTGGAAGCTAGAAAAATAAATGCATTAGAACGAAAACTAGAGCTTAATTCTGTCTACTCGGAAATTGTAAATAAAAACATTAAAGATGTCAAAACTACTCTTGAGAAAATGCTACGTTGTGATAAGGTACCCAGAACAGCTGCTATTATAAATAATCTTATTGCTTTTATAGACAAGCTAGATGGCGAAATTCCAGAAGACGTCGTAGCCAGGATAGATGGTGCAGGCTTTAGCATGTATGATGAGAAAAGCAAGCTAAACGTGGAAGACAAAGCCCAAGAAAAAGGAGAATCAGGCGTTAGGTCTGCGTCACTGTTTCTTTACGAATCTATAAAAGAGTTAAACAACTTTTCCCCTATTGCTAGAGAGGCTATTATATGTGCCTTGCATGGGTATTTTATTACTGCGCCAGAGAATGAAAGGTGCCGAGATTTAGGTCTTTTTCATCATAAATAACCATCTTCGTCCGGAGAGGTTCAGATTCGGACGAGGTTCTTTAAAAAGATCTTATATTTCGTTCATTGCTTTAGCTCCTTTGGGGTTTCGTTTCGTGATTTGATTATATCCCAAAGGAGTTAAAAGAGTGAATTTGATAAAAAAGGATTTAGGATGACTGAGCAATTTGCCTTAAGCGTTATTGCAGTAGTTGTTTGTGCTTTTGTAGGCGGTGCTATGTTTACGCTTGGCATGTTGGCTTTGTTTTTTAAAAAAAGGAGCTAGCTCATGACAACGATGAGGGAGTATATACGTGTAGATCACGCTAGCATACTTGAAACATGCAAGAAAAATCTACAAAATTTAAGCTATCTTGACCGCAAGCATGACAGGCATGATCGCTTTAAAATATACGAGCACGCCCTTTTCGTTAAACAAAACTATCTTTGCCCACATTTTGATGAAGTGGCAGATATATACTACAAAGCACTTGAATGCGCATCGAGTGAAAGCGAGATCGCGGACTACGTTTCAAAGCATACTGGTAAAAATAAAGCTGCAATTTATTTTTATTTTAGACGTTTTCGTTTTAAAAACCCTGAGTTTGCACAAGAGGTCATAGAAATTTTAAAGAAATTTATAAAAGAAAATAGTCTCTTTTCGGATGTGGATAATGGATAACAATATATTTCAAACGATAAAACAAACAATATCTAAGCATGATTTTAAAGATTTTGTGCAAAGTGTTTATGGCATAGAGTTTAAAAGCGGAAATGCTTTTTGTCCGTTTCATGACCATGGTCATAATACACCAAGTCTTGGCATCAATTCTGATTCTAATGGTGCATTCTTTAAGTGCTTTGCATGCAATGCCAGTGGTGATATAACAAAATTTGTTGAGCTTAAAGAGCATATCTCTCCACTTCAAGCTGCTAAAAAAGTCTGTGATCATTTTGGTATACCAAATACGATCAATGCAAAAGAGATGAGTGAGGAAGAGAAAAAGGCCTATGAAGAACATCAAGCACTGATAAAAGCTGAAAACGAAGCACGCATAAAAAAAGAAGCTGAGCAAAGAGCTAAAAAAGAAGTTGCGCTTAAAGCTCGTTTGGCAAAGATAGCTCCGCAACTTGTGGAAAATAAACTTAAAAATTATGATCTTATCAAAGATCAAATTTCAGCACTATTCCCAATACAAATCAATAACTTTGATTCATATAGCCGTGAGCTTATAGGATATAGCTTTGAGCATAAAAGCCTAGCGATTATTATAAGAGATGCTAATGGGGCACCTGTAAATATCAAATATAGAGAGAAATTTGCCTATGACACATATAAAGGCGAGCTAACAAGTGAGAAAATGCCCGGAAAGTGGATAGGCGAAAGCGGCGCACACGCTAGTCCTTTTCCTCTAAATTTTTACAATGATTATAAAGGTAGTAGTGTAGTCATTTGTGAAGGCGAGAAAGACGCATTAAATTTGATGTGTTTTAATGTTTGTGCCTTGACGCTTGGTGGCGTAACTGCTAGCTGGGAAGAATACAAAGAACTTCTAAGAGACAAGCATGTATTTATCTGGTTTGATCATGATGAAGCCGGATATGAAAATGCGATAAAGAAATTTTACGAGATCAAAGATGTAGCTAGAAGCGTACGAATAGTGCTATTTTATATGATCGGCAAAAACTTTTCAAAAGGCTATGATATTAGCGATTATCTCTATGATCATACCTTTAAATTTCAAAACGCTAGCCCACTTGAAGTAGTAGCTTTTAGCTGCTTTGAACCAACAAACGTCGTTATTGACGAGATTTGCGAATACTTCCCAAATCTTTCGGCAAAGCTAGATAAATTTAAACAAAATCTACCTATAAAAGAATTTCGCCAAATCAAGGCCGAGATACTGGCAAGAGATGAAGAAGGTAATTTTATAAATATCTTTCCAGTAAAAGGTGAACTTGACGATAAGTATGTCGATGAAGTGCTAAATTATGCAAAAGAGCTAGAAAGAAAAATGGGCGAGAGATATGAGGAATTTAAAAAAGCCTATATCCAAAGCTTCCTTTTGACCGAACAAGAGGAGCAAAATTTCGAGCGTTTTTCAAAAGCTTTTAGCGATGCTTTCCGCATAAATAAAACCATGCGTACAAACTATCATCAAACGCATATTACGGATATGGTAGCAAGTCTAAATCAGACTTTTTTAAAACTAGGCTACCGTCTGGGTGAGTATAAAAAGAATTTACACGTTTGGGCGAGTAATCATTTCATGCAGATAGATACAAATGCGTTGGCCAAATTTATTCACTCTCATTGGATGGCTGCTGCATACGTGGACAAGAAAAAACAAAGCCGTGAAAACGTCAATAAAATAGTCGAGGATCTAACCAGCTTATCATTAGATCTAGATGAGATAAAGTCTCACGAATCTCGCCGCGTCATAAATTTATTAAATGGCACGATTTTTATTAGTAAAAATGGCGTTATTACATTTAAGAAAAAGCACGACTATAAAGATGCTGCTACAAATATTTTAAAATTTAACTACGATCCTTCGGCCAAGTGTCCAAAGTGGAACAAATTCTTGCGCGATATTATGAGCGATGAAGATGATATAAAAACGCTTATGGAGTTTATTGGCTATTGCTTTATTCCTAGCCATGAGTTTGAAAGCTTTTTGTTTTTGTACGGCAAAAGTGGCGCAAACGGCAAGAGTGTTATATTAGACACCATAAGAAACTTTTTTGGTGAGGACAATGTTTCATCTCTCCAGCTTCAACAATTTGAAGGGCATCAACTTTGCGCACTTACAAACAAGCTCTTAAATATTGGCTCCGAGATCGACAAAAACGGCACCGATAAAGGGCAACTAGCTAATCTAAAAGCTATCGTCAGTACAAAAGATGCGATAACTATAAACCCAAAAAACGAAGAGCCCTACTCTTTGCTTCCAAATGAGAAGCCAAAGTTAGCATTTGCTGGCAATGAAAAGCCAAAAAGTGGTATAGACAATGGCGTTTTTAGACGAATGTTGCTTATTGTGTTTGATAAAGAGGTAAAAGATAATCAGAAAATAAGAGGCCTTAGTGATCGTTTTAATGATGAACTAGGCGGTATATTTAATCTAGCTCTTGAAGGACTAAAACGCCTTATTGTTCAGAACAAATTTACTCGCTCTAAACGTATGCAAACTGAGCTTGAAGAGTATAAAGATAGCGTAAATCCGCTTCGTACCTTTGTTAAAGATGCGATTATTGCAGATGCCGACTATTTTGTGCCGTCAGTGCCACTTTATAAGGTTTATCTAGCATACATGAACGACAAAGGCGGTAAACCTATCTCACAAAAGAACTTTGTTCAAGCCCTACGTGACGAGCTAACCCTTGCTGGCATAAGTTGCTCTTATGGTCAAAAACGCATGTCAGCAAACTATATTGGAGTAGGCGATAGACCAAGGTGCTTCTTTGGTTTTAGGGTAAGCAGCGACAATCTTGACTTTGATAGTGTAAGGATAGAAAACGGTGGCGAACTTATCATAAACCAGATAAGCTACTATCAAGCCAATGGAGCAAAAGCCGATGAAAACTAACCTTTTCTTGTGACTCACGATGATTTTAAATAAAAATATCTACAAAGCGTCCTATTTTAGGGCGTTTTATAGATGTTTTACATCTGGGTGGCTCACTTCTGGCTCACGATTTTTATTTTTCTTGAGCCAGCAAAAAGCCGTTTTTATAGGGCTTGGCGTGCTGTTGGCTCACAATCTCGCCATTTTTGCCCCTATATTGGTTTGAAATTATTTTTTTATTTTTAAAAATTTTTTTCATAGCTATATATATAAAAAATGATGAGCCAAAGAGAAATCTTAAGCTATTAAATACCGATAAAATCGTATTTAACTGTTGGCTCAAGAAGTTTAAACTTATGAGCCAAAGAATTTATAAAATTACGTATTTTAGGGGTTTGGGGTGGCTCACTATTTTTTAGTGATTATGAGCCACATGAGCCAAGCGAGCCAAAAAAGGAAAATAGATGAAGCAGATGAACGAAACGCAGCAAAAGGCTTTTGAGATATACCTTGAAAGTGCGACGTTTGAGAGCGATTATAAGCCTATTAGCGAGGAGCAGCTAGCTTCAAAGCTTGATGCTCTAGGGCTAAAAGGATCAAGCAGCTCTATTAATCGCTGGAAAAAGGATTTTAACTGGGTACAAGCCCTACAAAACAAAGTAACTCTAGCTATGAGCGAGGATAAACAAACTAGAAATTTGCTTCAAAGATCAAGCCTAGAAACCGTGGTTAAAAACACCAAGGTTGATATCGAGCGAAACAATGTTTTGCTAGCTGCTAGCTATGAGATCATGGAGGGTGAGGCAAGGCGTATTGTAGCCAGACAAAGAGAAACTGGTGTAGTTAGTGCAGAGGACTTTGAGAGAGCAAAATTTATTTCTTCTCTCTCGGCTGGCAGAAGCGACAAGATGCTAGACCGCATGGCCATCATGCCACCAGAGGCTGTTTCAGCTCAGCAGCTTTTATCTCGTTTAAATGGGGTCAAGGTTGAGTTTGAGGACGATGTCATTGACGCAGAGGTGCAAGATGAAAAAGCTAGCTCTTAGACTTATACTGGCTTTTATCTTGGTTTTTGTTCTAGCAGTATTTCAAAATTTAGCAAATTTATAAAGGAAAAAAGATGAACGTAGGCTATTTAAAACGCAAAAGCTACAAAAACGCTGATGGCGAAGAGATCGGCTACACAGGTGGAACTATCATGATCCCATTTTTAAGACCCATAGAGGTAGTTATGCTTAGCACTAGCGCAGAAGAGAGGAAGAAAAACAAAGACTTTCCAGGCTTTCAGTTAGCCCTTCAAAAGCCAAAAGGCTACGAGGGCAGTAGGCAGATAATAGGCGCACTATGGGGCAGACAGAGCAAAGATGGTACAAAAAGCTATTTAAGTGGCTTCATAGAAACACCGGCAGTGCCAGGCTATAAAGTATATATAGCTCTTTTTAACGCTGGAGAGAATGCTAAAGATGGTGTGCTATATGATGTCGTTTGGAACGCACCAAGACGAAGTGACTATCAAGATGTGCCACCTAGCGATGAGACTACATTTTACGTAGATGATCAAGATATACCATTTTAAGGAAAGAAGATGGAAATAATTAAAATTTACGTTTGTAGTCCCTACTCGGTATTTGGGAACGATAAGAAAAAGGCAAGAGAGGTGGCCATCAAGGCGCTAGCAGAAGCCAACGAGTATTTTAACGGCGATGAAAAGTATGAGCTATTTAGCCCAGTTCTAAGTAACTCTGCCTATAGAAATTTAAGCTATAGCGAAGTCATGAAAATTTGCCTAAAACAGCTTGATAGTTGTGGCGCTTTATTTGTGCCAAGCGAAAAGTCTTGCGATCCAGACATCACTCAAAGCTCAAAAGGTATTGCGATAGAGGTAAAACACGCCTTTCTAAAGGGCTACGCGGTTTATGATCCAGGTGCACTATTTGCACTAATCGAAATTTAGGATAACAAAATGACAACCAACGAGCTAAAAGACGCAGCCATCTTTGTGATGGCTTACTCATTTTTAAAGATGGATAGCTCAGAAGAACTAGGGCTTTTCATCAACAAAAAAGCGAGCAAATTTATAACAGATTTGATCGATGTAATGACGCCCATTGTTAAGCATTATTATGAATTTCAAAAACGCATAGACCTGCAAATAGCAGCACTCGATAACAAGGCTAGGGTTTGCAAAAATGATTTTAGCACGACAGCACCACAACTTGCTTGTGATTTGATCTATCTAAAATTTGCACCAAACAACCGTAAAGGGCAGAGACTAGCACCCATCCTAGCAGAATTTTACGCTTGCAACAAAGATAAGATAGCGTATATTCTAAATAAAAGTTACGACACGAAATACAGCAAGGAAGCCGAGGACAGCCAAAACCTAGCGTATTTTTACATTGAAAATATTTAAAAAGGATAAAAAATGACACCACTTTTACCTATAACAGATCCTATCACAACTAAACAAGCTTGCGAGCTTTTAAAGTGCAATGCCGTAACCTTGTGGCGCTACGTCAGAGATGGTAAATTTAGAAAATACGCAGTTACTCGCAAGAATGTACTTTATTCTACAAGTGAGATCATGGCCTTTCTTGAGGCGTCAGCAGTCTCATCACCTAGGGTTTAAAGGACTTTGGCTAAAATAATAAGAAAAGGACAAGCATGAATACGATTTTAACCATAGGTGCAGTTACTATAGTTATCTTACTTGTAATGATAGCCTATGATTATGCTAAAAAGTCCAAGACCCAAGGCTAGCTATCCAAATACTCTTTTGCTGGCGATTACGCAGCGTATAATCCTATAATCCAAGTAAAACATCATAAAACTAAGCGGCGAACTCGCCGCACCCTATAAATTTATCAAAAACATCTTTTTTTGATGCTACTAAAACGCCTGCAAGAGCGTTTAGTTACGATCGCTAAAAATTTAGCGCAACTGCCTTACTCGCAAGCTCCAACGCTAGTGCGGCAAAGTGGCTGGCTTTACAAAGAAAATTTTTACTTATTTTTTTTATAAGCAGATTAGATTAAAGTGCGTTTTTTGGATATTGTCGCCATTTTAACAACCAACAATATGAAAAAAGTTTGAAAAATTTTAAAATTTTTAGTGTGACTGTAGTATTGTATGGCGCAGGCCAAGTGGGTTCATAGCCCCCCCTATCAAAGATTTTAAGCTAGCTTTGATCTAGCAAGCAGCTCACACAAACCAACCAACGCACACACACCAGCCAAGCCAACATAGCTAGCACGCCCACACAAAGACCACTAGGCACATTAAATTGCCTCGTAATTTTTCGTAATCTCTTAACCACAAGCGAGAAACAATCCACAAATTCCCACGCATTTCGCCCAAAGCTCGCATGTCCAAGCAGTCCGTATAATCACGCTATCAAATAGTATCACACACCACACCAAAGCTTAAAAAACAAAACTAATCTATCTTTCAAAAAGCCGCTCTAACCTTAAACAAAATTACCATTTTTCATAAAAAATTAGCCAAATTTGCCCACTCTAACCTTAAACAACTTTTCTTTACTACACGCAAAAGCCGTATTTTAGGCACTCTATTATTTTTAGTATTGAAAAGTATAATTTTCATGACTAAATTTTCAAGCCATTTTTTGACCATTTTTGCCAAACTAACCTTAAGCCATTTTTCTCAAAAACAGACACGATTAGCGTGCAAATTTTTTATTTTTTACGCAGTAAATATCCGACCAAAATAGACGCCATACACCAAAAACAGCGGCGGCCTATGCACCATAAAGCTACAAAACAAGCCAAATCCACACCGACCACACATCAAAAAGCCACAAAATACACACCAAAAACCACCAAATATGTAAAAATGGGCTGGAATTGCTCTCAAAAACTCACACACTCACCCCACCCCGACAAGCCATCTCATTACTTGCTTTGGCCGCTATTGGTGTTCGAACTTACGCCACCGCTCCCAAGTGAAAAACCGGCCCCGCACCGAGCACCGCGTGCCACTACTTGGCTAGTCCCACAATGAGGATTTGCTCTTTGCCACAAAGTAGCCCTATTATAGACATCAGCACTCTTTTGTAGCTTATGTTTAAGTATCTATTTATAACAAATATGTTATAAAGCACAATCTTAGGAAATGGCATGTGGAACATAAAATTTTTAAATCAAACCGTAGTAGATGAATTTGAAGCTATCAGTTACGATCTGCAAGCAAAACTGCTTAAACTATTTGAACGAGTAAAAATTTATGGAGCAAATTTAGGCGAACCACATACCAAAAGCCTAGAGGATGGACTATTTGAGCTTAGAGCCAAAGCTGCAAGCGGTATCGCTAGAAGTGTATTTTGTTACTCGAACGGCAAAACGATAATCATTTTACTAACATATGAAAAAAAGAGCCAAAAGATACCTAAAAATATACTAAATTTAGCCAAAGCTAGATTAAAGGAGTTTAAAAATGGCAATGATCGACTTTGATAAATATTTAAAAAATAAACTAAAAAATCCAGACTTTAAACGCGAGTATGACGCATTAGATAAAGAATTTAAGTTGATAGATGAGCTGTTAAAAGCACGTACCGAGGCAAAGATGACACAAGCACAAGTGGCAGAGGCGATGGGTGTTAAACAAAGCGCAGTAGCACGCATTGAGAGTGGAAATTTAGATATGAAATACTCAACTCTTATAAACTATCTAAACGCGGTTGGCAAACGTATAGCCATAGTTTAGCCAGCAAGAGGGCTTTAAAGCGCCCCCCCCGGTGAATTGTAGGTTAATTATAACTAAAAAGTAAAAGAAGCACCCTTTACTCTGGAAATTTGATCTTAGAGCTTCCAAAAGAACCGCCACTTTGCCTGCTTTGACGCAAAAGCCCTATGTCTAGCTTCACACCGTCGGCACTCGCAGCGTCTTTTATACGCTTAAATTTAGCCTCCGCCCTCGCCTTAGCCTCGCGCAGATCCGCAACACTTAGCTTTGCGACCCTTTCATTGTGAGCTTTTGCCTTTGCCACCTTCTCTTCATCTTTTGAGTTTGGTATCTTTACTGGCACGAGCTCTTCATACTCTTTTCGAGCCTTTTTTAGCTCCTTGCCATACTCCTTACCTTTATCAAAACGCCTAACGCCAAGACCTCTTGCCATTATACCGCCAAAGCCTAGCTCATCTTTGTTATAGTCTTTTGGTGCGATATCTGCTCCAGTGATATTGGCTACCCCCTGCGCTCCTAGCTGCTGTCCGTAGCGGCCAAGAGGTGAGAGTGGCGGAAAGTAGCTTTTTGTTAGCTCGAGCAACCTTTTTGTCATCTTTACAGTATTAGGATCATCATCACTTTCTATCTTATAGCCTAGCGTACTCTTACCACTTGCTATATTTATAGCTCCTCCGACAAAACCTCCGTTAAACTCTAGCTTGTCAAATCCATCAAACCTAAATCCAGGCACCAATCGGCCAGAGTTAAAATACCAGTTTGTATTACCAACTCTCATCCAGCTTTTTATACCCACAAGGTTTGGTAGCACACCACTCTCCGCCCATTCTGGCTTTGCTAGGTTATCTCGCTCATTATCAGCGCCCAGCCATGCGCTGCCGCCGCCATAAGCCAGCACGGCTTGCATCATCAAAAATCTATCCGGACGCTTTAATGCAGCCTTTAGTACCATCGGAGTTGATTTTACAGCATAGTGTAAAAATGGCTGAACCCCCGTTTTATCAATCATTTTTAGAGTACCATTGAAGTGAGTAGAATAATCAACATATGAATACTGCGCATCTTTCATCGCAGCCTTTAGCTCATCTGCACTAAATTTGCTAAAGTCATTTACGTCAAAGCCCTTGTCTTTAGCGATCAGCTCTAAATTTTTCTTAAACCTAGCTATCTTAAATACCTTATCCTCCATCGAGTATAGATATCTAGCTTTCTCGCCACTCCAGCTACCCTCGGCCATATACGCTTCTTTTAATGCCTTGGTTAAGATATTGCCTTTTGACTCGCTTTGCAAAGGTTTTACCAGACCTTCGAGATCGTTTAGATGACTATCAAGCCCTAGCGAGTTAGCGAGATTCTCCCACTTTTTAAACTGTTTATCCCCTCTCATCCATGCAGCCGTAGTTTTAATTGCTTCATTAAAATCTCCATGCAAAAACGCTAGAGCCATATTTGAGCCAAAGTTATATAGGTGCGTAAAAGGATTTTTTACAGTCACGTTTACCTTGATGTGATCGATCAGTTTAAAATACATATTGTTAAATTTAGCCATCTCACGACCCAGCATCTCAGCCTCTGCTAGGGCGTTAGCGACGTCTTCTGGAACATATTTGCCAGCAAGTGCGCCGTACTTCTTTATACCTCCGCCTGCACTTTCATCGCTTATCCTCGTCCATTTTAGCCCATCAATTCCTTCAGGTGGCGCATCTTTAGCAAATTTGTCTGCAAACAGCTTTAGCGTTTGAGCCTTAAGGAGCTGCTTTTTTTGCTCTAAAATCGTGTTTGTGACCGCAAAAGCCGCATCGTCTTCTATCTCTCTTAGTTGTTTTTGCTCCCAGCTCATCTGTTTTCTAGCAAAAAATTTGCTCTGCCTTAGCGCCTTTGCAATACGGCTATTTTCTTTGGCTTCGTCTAGGTGCTTTTTATAGTAGTGTTTTACGTAGTCTTTGATGACGTTTTTTGACTCTAGTGCACCAGCATCCACCAGAGCTTGTGCGCCGTCATCGATAGTTTTACGCACTTTTTCGTATAGCGGCCTTACATATTCTGGCAGCTCTCCTGGATCCATCTCGCCATCAAGTGCCTTAAACATCGCCTTTCTATTGCCAAGACTTAGTTTACCAAGATACTCTTTAAACTGGCCAGCTTGCGTATATATGGCAGCTGTTGTTCTATGATATTCTCCTAGCAATTCATCTATCTCTTTACCATGCTCTCTTATGCTTAGTAGCTCGCCAGCAAACGGTATGTTTTCATCAGTCCACTTCGCAGCTTTGTCAAGCCCATCACTAGCCTTTTCAAAGGCACTGTCAACCTTTAGTGCCCAACGATCTAGCAGCTTACCTGATCTTTCTTGGATCTCTTTTAATGGACATTTTTCACTCATTAGCACAACCTCAATCCGTCTTTAATATTTCCATCTTTATCTAGGTTTTTAGTCTTAAACTCTTCAAATTTAGCTACAGCCATCTTATCTCCACTCTGAGCTGCCTTTTTTAGCTTGTTTAGTTCAGCAGTCTTTAGTATCGCCTCTTTTTTGATAGGGTCTAGCTCGTTGCGATACGCTGCCTTTACTTCAAAGCTCATATTTTTTAGCCTTGCTCTATCTCCTACACCAGCTAACTCCTGAAGTGCATTCTCTTTTATAGGTATACTATCTATTTGAGACTTTGCGTATGCATCTACTCTTACATTTCCATCTTCTGCTATATCTATAAAAAATCTCTTTTTATCTCCGTCTTTGCCGATCTTGTCAAAGTAAATTTTGCTATCGCTAATTACTTTGAAGTCTGCATTTTTTATATCGTTTTTTAGGATAGTTAGCTGTTTATTGCTTAAATTTATGCTTTTACCAAGCTCTTGGGTAGTTATCTCTTTCGTATCAAATTTACTTATCAGCCCGGCTTTAAAATTTGAGTCGTTAAAGCTCTCTTTTCTCATCGCCGCTATACTCTCATCTAGCTCGCGCTCTACGTTTGGATGTGTGCGCTTTATCTCCTCTATCTTGCGGCTATAGCTTACTTCGCTACCTTTGCTTACGATCGTTTTGTTCGGATTTGCGTCAAAGGTTTCGTACGGGTGCGTATCACCGCCTAAATTTAACCGATTTTGCACGTTTCTAGCCTCGGCTTCTCCGTGATACAAAGTATATGTTTCGTCGCGAGCGCTCGAGCCCCTAGCAAAATCTTCTATCTCTTGGATAGCGTGTTGTGCCTCGTGCATAAGCGTCGATTTATCGCCAAGATCGCTTAATCCTATTTCGTTCTTTGCAGGACTATAATATCCCTCTTCCCCAGATTTATAGATATTTGGGCTATCGCTAAAGTTCCCATCGTTTTTGACGTGTTTGATTTGCGCGCTATCAAAGGCGATAATAAAAGGTCTTTCTTTGTAGTCTCCGTCCAAAACGATTCCGTCGTATCCGTTTTGCTTTAAAAATTCTTTAGCCTCTTTGCTAGTTTTTCCGTAAGGCTCTAAACTTAGCCCTTTTCTTTGCATTTCGCGCATGAGCTCAAAAGGATATTTTGCGTTTTCTTCACGTAGATCTAGCTGATTTTTGATTCTTAAAAACGTTTCGTATAGGTTGCCTTCGCCGTGGTTTGCGGCATAATCTTTATCCGCAAACCAAAAGCCGATCCCGCTATTATCGAATTCGCTTTTAAACTCCGCGATGTCTTTTGCCAAACTTCCATGATAAAATACTTTCGGGCTTCCGTCGGAGTTTTTCGTAATAGGCACGCTATCCTTGTGCCACTCTTTCAAATTTGTGTCATATTTGACTTGCGGATTGCGAAACTCCATAGGCTTTTTAAGGTTTCTATTAGAGTAGAAGGATATAATGGAATTTGGATGGGATGCGGAGATCCCGTCCGCTTTTTCGTACACCACTACTCTAAATTTTACCCCGTTTCCGTCGGCCCATTCATAAATTCTCCCACCGCTTTCGTCAATAAAAGGTTCTTTATATTTTTGCAAATACTTTCTTATGTTTTTACCGACGCTTAAAAACTCGCCTTGCGTTATCGCGCCTTGGGCACCCTGGTCTAAATGCTTTTTGATATGGACGGCGCCGCCTTTTTTATTTGAGCCTTTTTCAAGAATCAGTGCGTCATCTATCTTTTGCAAGTCTTGTCTGACTAAAGTGGCCGTCTTATCGTTGTAAGCTACGTTATATATTCCGCGCTTTTCTTTTTGCGCCGCGTCTTTTACGCTTTGCGCGGCTTTGCTAGGTATTGCGTCCCCTATTTTTACGACCCTAACGTCCTTTAGCTCGGGGTATGCCTTAAACAGCTCTTCGTGCTCTAGTAGCTCGCCCAGCCGTCCTCCGCTTTGGAAATTAGGGTTTAGCTTTGCTTTGCCGTCTCCTATCTCAAATTTCCAAGCACCGTCTTTATCCTTAAACCACCCCGTCTTTTGCCAAATTTCTACCTCGTCTGCGCCCTTTTCTAGCATTGCTTTAGCCTGATCTAGTTTGCCGACGTTTGCCGTGATCGCCTTCGCTCCAGCAAAAGAATTTATGCTTACGTCTTTTGCGTTTTGATAGAGCTTACCTAGAAGCTTAGGATTATCTTTTGCCATCTGAGGCATCTTTTTAGCTATGCCCAAGATCTCATTATAAAGCTGTGGCGTCATCTTTCTTGCGGCAATTGCGACTGCTTTGCTACCAGCAAGCCCAGCCAAAAATCCTGCAGCAAACCTTTCATCAGGGTTAAAATTCCCGTTCTCATCGATAGAATTTAGCGTGCCACCAACCAAACCACTTGCTATGTGAGAGTTAGCATTGATATTTCTGCCACCTTTTGGATTATATAAGCTTCCAAATTCTCGTTCAAAGTCTTCCATATCAGCATATTCACTCCCTTTTTTATACTCATAACCTAGTGCATCACTGCTCTCAAGATCAGATTTTAGTTTATTAAAGGTAGCCTCATCCATCTTGCCAGCTCTTATCTTTGCAACGTCAGCTTTTGTAGTTAAAAAATCCGCCTTATAGTTTTTTTCATAACCTGCTGGAGTTAGCTTATACTCCCAGCCACCAACTCCGTCGTTGCTTTCAATGGTTCTGTCAGTTATCCTACTTTTTCCATGCCTTGCATCTTTAGATAATACATTTTCTCTGTCGCTTAAGAATTTATCAACATCATATTCATTTGCAAGCTTTTTATACTCTTCTTGCGTTTGTTTTGGTATAATCTCGTTTGGCAGCCTAAGCTCACTATTTGATTTGCTGCCTGGCTGGATGAAAGTTTGGATAATGCCAGTATTTTTAGAATTCTCATCTAAAAGTGCTTTTGCACCATCCGCCGTTGGCTCTGTGGCTTTGCCAAGAGTGAGCTGTGTGGGAGTAGGCGACCCCACTAGATGAGAATTTTCATTTCTTTTTAAAAGCCTCTTGTTTTCTTTATCTGCTTTACTTGAATAAGTCGCATGGTTTAGCTTTAAATACTCGCTATCATAGTCTTTTTGTATGCCTATTTTGCCAAGTTTTCCATTATCTAAAATTTTGCCTATCAAAGCCGTATTTGGCTCATTATTGTTATAAAAAAACGTTGGATTTTCTTTGACCGCTTTTATTAGCCTAAAAACATCGCTTGGCTTAGTAAAAAGCTCCTTGTGCTTTTCATAAAGCTTTGTTAAATCAGCCCTAATTTGTTTATTTGCATTTATTCCTCCAAGTTCTCTTACCCAATCATCCACACTAACTTTTACATTCAAATCTCTTTTTGGCGCTGGGCTTTCTTTTGTGATAAAATTCTCGCCTCTTATCTCATTATCGCCGCTTTCTTGTTCTTCCACCATTTGCTTGCTTGCAGCTGTGGCATCAGTATTGCCATCTGTTTTAAAGGCTGATCGCTGTTCCATTTGCTCATCGCTCTGGGCTGTCCGCTTTGTCTGGCTAGCGCTTGAAGTATTGCGTCTACCTTGGCGTAGTATTTGCTCATCGCTTGCTTGTCGTCCCCCTGTTCGGCTTGCATTATCGCCGATATTAGAAACGCTATCTGATAATCCGTTATTTTTTGCTTCTTCATTAACAAAACCACCTCCTACTTCATCTCTATCTCTGATCTCGTTAGCTATTTGTGCTTGAATTTTATTCTCATACACTTGGGCCACTTCTGAATTTGCATAGTCTTTGGCAATGTTTATATCTTTATTTATGTATGCTTGTGTAAAGGCCTGCACACTCTCATCACTAAAACCTCTTTGTTTTAACCTTGTGGCATAAATCTCTGGAGTATAAGCCTGTGCTGCAATATCTTTTTCAAGCGCATAAAATATCCCTTGTCCAGCAAGTCTAGCATCCACGTCCGCTCCGTCGTTATAGGCTCTAGTGTAGTCTATCTCATCCGCACTTGGCTTAAATTTAGCATTGATTAGCTCTCTTATCGCACTTGGCGACATACCTTGTTTTTGATATTCATTAATGGCTTTTTGCGTATCTGCGTATCTTATGGCTGATTGCTCTCTTGCATTATTTATACTAGCTTGTGCGGTTTGTATCCTTTCACCATAAGCTTTAGCATAGTCTCTTTGGATCTCAAAGTTTTTAAATTTAACTATATCTGCATAAGTGTCTGCATCCGTCCAGTCGCTTTTTTCTTTGCCCTGCATAGCCTCTTTTAATACATTTGTGGCCGTATCTTCATCAAGTCCCACCTCTTTTGTGGCAAATTCCCTAGCGGTCATTGTTTGAGCTATTTTTAACTCTCTACCAAAAAGTGGTGCTGCATCATAATATTTTTTAGTATCACCACTGTTTGCTTTCATAAAGTCATCTTGCATTTGATTAAAAATCAAGTCAGCATTTTTTACTTCATCAGGATTATCATGAAAATGTTTTAATCTGTTTTGGTAACTTTTATATTCGTTTATACCGGTTAAAATACTCTTGTATTTCTCAGGTTTTATTACGCTTGATTTTTCTTCACCGCTCAAAATCTCTTTTAAAACTTGCTCTCTTGTCGAAAGTGGCTCATTTTTTAATACTCCTCTAACAATGGTAACAGCGATACTTTGAGTGTTTGGATATTCAAGGCTACCATTGCCGCTACTGACATCTTTACTAGCACTATTACCACCATCTAAAAACTCACTATTTTGAGCATTGTCTATCGCATCAGCCTCATTTGCCACCCTACTTGCTTGACGCTTTGCTATGAGCTTACTTATGCCTTGGATGCCTTGATCTATCGCGTGCCCTAAAACAAAACCACCAGCTGCACCGTAGCCTATATTTTTCAATGTCTCTTCATCGTTTTTACCTTCACCAAGAGCCATTACACCACCGCTTGCTGCACCAGTACCTGCGAAAAATAAGGTCTTTTTGCCAAACTGAGCTAGTTTACTACCTTTGCTAAGTAGTCCGGCTCCACCTATAAAATTTATAGGATCGCCAACCATCTCTGTACCTATTTCAGCTAAACGGCTACCCCATGACGTCTCGCCAGTAGCCTTTTCGTAGTCATCTCGCATCTTTTGGGCATTTTGTATCTTAGGGCGTAGAGCTTGTTCTATGCTATTTTGATAGGTATAATTTCCATTTTCGTCATGTTTGCCTTCATAAAATGGATTTATAAAATCACTTACACGCTCGGCAGTATTGGCTATACCTGTAAGCGTCTTAGCAGCACCTAAAACCCAGCCATGTTTTTTTGGGCCAAAATCTTCAAATTTTTGTGCATTTCTAGCCTCTTCTTCGCTGATATCTCCACTAAGTAAAGCCTCTCTTATCTTACCATCAACCTTCATATCATCAGCTCTATACGAGAGCCTTTTTTGCTCTTCCTCTTGTGCTGCTTTTCTTTGTCTATACTCATTTTTAGCAAAGGCATTTATACTTTGCGGCGAAAAGCCAGCCCCTTCAAGCTCCTTGATCAAGCTATCGCCTAAAAATTCTCTAGTCGTAGGCATCATAACGCTCCATCATATTCATCATTAAAGATTAATGGCTTTTGCTTTTTTAAATACTTCATATCAAGCATAGGCGCTTGTTTGGTCGCTTGGTTCTCCTTTATGACGCCCCTTTTCTCATTTGGTGCAATCACCACATCATCAAGCACATCTTTAACTTGGTTTTTTCTCTCGTTTAAAAATTTAGCTATGCCTTGTTGCTGCTTTGCCACATCGATCATATTTAAAAGCGCCTCATTTTCTATAAGATAGTTTCCATCCTTAAGCTTTTTTAAGCCACCATTTTGAAGTAGCCCTTTGCCTACAAAAGGCGATAGCTCATCTGCACTTATATAGCTATAGCCCTCTGGGATGTTTATATCATTAGGTACGCTAGATCTATTTTTACTAAAACGCTGCTTGGCACTTCCTATAGCCAGAACCTCTGCATCGCTCTTGCCCTTTGTCTCATTTGGGAAAAGTCGTCTAATTTCATCTGCACTAGCCGTATCTTCTCGTTTTTGTCGCTCTATCTTATTGACCTGCTCCATGGCAAGAGTGTCATAGTATCTGGATTGAGTTTTAACTCTTGCCATATCTACATCCCTGTCTTTATTAGCCCTAATATCCTCTATACTTAGCTTTTTCTCATTAAAGGCACGGTCTTTTTCGTCTTTATCTTTTTGATAAGCTAGCTCATCGCTTTTAGCTCTCATCGTGTCTGCATGTGAGCTTTTTCTAAAATTTAGCTCATCGTTTCTAAAGAGCTTTTCCTCTTGATATCTCTTATTTTCATCATCTATCTTTTGGCGATTTAGCCCTATATCTCCCACATCTTTTATACCATTTGCAACAGCGCCAAGAGCAGCTGCATACCCAGCCTTAGGACTTAGCGGACTTAATTCTGGACGTCTTAAAAACTCTATATTAAAGTAGCCCATTCTTCTTTTTCTCCTCTTCTTCCTTATCACTCATGCCAGCTGCTGATCTAGCCCAGCCTTGCTCTAAATTTTGTTGCATCTGCCTTTGGCGTGCTTTCTCATCTTTTAAAATTTGCAGATTTAGATTGTAGTTTTTCATGGCTAGATCATTTTGCTTTTTAGCTTGCCTGCCTTGCTCTACCGCACTCCATATCCCAGCACCAGCACCAAGTAACGACCCAAATGCTTTTAGTCCATCTGCATTTTGGCTAGCCTTATCTCCTAAATTTTTTAAAAAATCCCACATTTCTTAGCTCCTTTTTTAATGATATTATTACTAGGACATTTCCTAAAAAACATATATTTTTACTATCCCATAGCTCCGCCACTAGCACTATTTCTACCAGCGCCGTTTCTATCATGCGAGCTATTTCTACCGGCATTACCATGTTTTTCAGCCTGTCTTTGTCTACTTTTTTCACTACGACTCATACCTGAAGAGCTACCACTAGAACTACCATGTTTTTCAGCTTGCCTTTGTTTGCTCTTGTCGCTACGACTCATCTTTGAAGCTTTATCAAGATCCCTGGCCATACTTCTAGCCATACCCAAAGCACTATCTCTTTCTTTTTTGTTTAGTCCCTTTTCTTTACCACTTACTAGATTGTCGCCAACTTGACCTATATACATTCCAAATTTAGTTTTTACGCCAGCTATTTGTCCAGTTCTTTCATAGCTCTCTTTATCATATGCCAAATCTTTTGTTGGTACACCACCAAACATAGATTTTATTCCATCCAAAAAAGATAAAGGTGCTTCATATATCCCATGACCTATCTCATTAAATCCTGCTATATCACCACCAAAACCATAGCTTATATCAAGCCCACTAGCTACTTCAAAGGCTTCATTTAAAATAGACCCCAACACCATGCTAAGCCCTAGCGTAGCAAATCCAGCTTGCAATCCCAAAGCCTTACCTAAAAGTCCAGCTGCTACATCTGCGATTTTTGCGGTTGAGACTTGACTTACGACATCTGCTACAACAGCACCACTTACTTTGCCATCATAAGCCCATCCGGCAACTATCGCACCAACAACTCCAAATTTTGTATATGCTATGTTTTGCAAAGTCTGTTTAAAAAAGCCCTTTTGCCTTTGTTCTACCAACTCTCTAAGGAAATTTCCATCAGTGGTAGTTCTTTGACTAATAGATCCACCATCCATAGAAAAACCCATCTTACCACCGCTTTTTTCGTGTAGCCTATTGGCCAGCTTTATTATCTTTTCAGTATCTTCGCTTATCTCATCATATATCTCTTTCTCTCGCCTCTTTTCATCGGCTGTTTTATAAAAGATTATTTGCATAGGCATCAGAGCAAACTCAACAAAATCCTCATTAAGCTCCATCATAGACGAGATCTTATCTACAAAAAAAGGTAAAAAGATAGAAGTGTAATTTATATTAGAAGTCCTACCGATTGCATAAGCAGCACCGGCAGCAAAGGTATTAGCATAAAGTTCTCCGCCAGCTAGATAGCTAAAGAGATCATCTGGCTCTTTGTTTGTTATGTTTAGTTCGTCATCAAAGGCTATAAACTGGCTCATTTTACTCGCTCAGAAATGCCCCCTTTGGGGCCATTTTGCTCATTTTATTTTAGGTAAATTAAAATTTTTTACCTTTTTAATATTTATACCAGCTCTTTTGATAATCTCATCGATTATATTAAAGAGGTATTCAAACATATCCGAAGGCACATTAAGATTTCCATTAGAAACATTTTGCATAAAATCACCAGTCATCATACCAGCTTTTATTATTCTATTATCGTTTATCTGCTCTTTTATGGCTACTTGTTGCTCTTCGGCCAACTTAGTTTCGGCCTTTGTCTTTTCAGTTTGAGCTTTCGTTAGTTCTATTTGCATTTGCAAATTTTGTTTATCAAGTTCTAGTCTATCTCTAAGTCCTTGGTTTTTGAGCTCCAAAGCTTCAAGCTCTTTTTCTAGCGTTAAAGCCTTGGTTGCAACATCACCGGCTGCATCCATTGCTTTTGTCGTAAAGGCAATAGTCATCTCAGCCATAAGCGAGGTTATAAATTTAGCCCTAGCATCATCTGTTATTTGAAAGTTATCAAACTCGCTTTTTATATGAGCTAAAGCCTTTTGATATATCGAGCGCTCGCCAGTGCTACTTGCCAAAATCGCTTCAAAATTTTCTACAAAATTATCTTTATAATTGATCGCACTCATGCTAATCCCTTTCTTATTCTGTCTAATTTATTTATTTTTAACTTCTGTACATTTACCTCTTCTTGCAAACCACCAACAGCCGTCTTAATACCATTATTTTCTATATCACTTATCCTACTAGATAGCGCATTTATGGCATTATTTATATCACCAAATGAGCTCTTGTAAGATAAAACCTCATTTTTTAGCTCGTCTATTTGTGTCTGCTGTTTTGTGATTTTTTCATTTAGCTCTTCAATAGTCATACTGCCTCCGCCCTTCTTCTCCAGCCATTAGCATAGACTCTTAATTTTGGATTTTGTTTAATTAGCATGTTGTAGTGTTCAAGCTCCGCCCTATCAAACTCTTTGTCAAATTTCTCTTCATCTACTTTATTTATAGCGGCCAAGCTTATCTCACCCATTATGCCATCATCTACTACACCAGCTATTCGTTGTGCGACTCTTATGGCAGGTTTTGTATCGGCATTTACACCAAATATAAACATTTCATTGGCCTTTAGCTGGCTATTAATTTCACCAAGCCTCATCCTATCCCAATACTTTTGCTTGTAAAATTTCCAAACTTCATCACGAAGATCCTTGTCATCAAACAACATCCTTGATATTTTTTCGGTATCACCACCATAAGCTAACGCAGCAAGTATCTCATTCCAACCTTTCCAGCTTGAATGATACTTTTGATATATCCCCATAAATGTCCACTCACGCTCGGTAGGATTTTTGTGTAAAGCTTTTTCAGGGCGACTAAACTCTAAACTCATTAAAATTTGAAAAGCATTGTTAAAATCTGCCATATTCACTCCTTGTGTTAATCTTTTTGAGATTTTTTAACACATTGCTTTGACGTGTTAAAATTTTCATCAAAAAATACTCGCTCTTTATGCTCACCTTTTTTACCGATATTAAAGCCCTCTACTGGACGGTGATAACCCATAACTCTACTCCATACGGTGCATCTGGTGCGCTGTGCTTGCATGCCTTGCAATATCTCACTGCTTGTCATCGCCAAATTCCTCGTGTTTAAAATTTCCACCGTAGTCGTCATAACCATCGTATCTCCTTCCAGCCTTGCTTGATACAAAGTCTCTAACAAATATCAGTGCCTCACTTCCCATCCAAGCACCCACACCACAAATCGCAAAACTCACGTGTTCGTCCTTGGCAAAAAAGTAAGCTATCTCATAAACTACATATGCACTAAAACAGCCGTCCCACGTTCGTTTGAGTAAAATTTTTATGCCTCCACCACCATTTTTTATAAAAGCGGTGATAGAGCCTGCACAACCTATGATTAATACATAAAACAAATAGTGTAATTCCACGGCTATGCTCTAAAGATACTAATTATCTTTGCCGGGCTCAATAGGACATTTACTACACCCTGAGTGATGGCCAACGCTGTGAGCTTCATTTCTTCATTGTAAAAAATATTGCCATAAAGGCGGTACAAGACGACACTAAACACCACCATAAACAAACCACCAAGCAACAGCACCAAACAGCGCCTAATTTTGCTTTTTGCTTTTGGCAGTAGCTTAATCTCGCTCATTTTTTTCTCCCATTTTTTGCTGCGGACGTACTAGATTGTGGCACATTTGCATGCACGCACTGCCTTAGAAGATCTTCGCAGGCTTTAAAATACTCTGCTATCTTTTTTTGATTGTCTGGATCGTTTCTGTCTCGCTCTGGTTTTTGTGGCATTTCGTCGATGCAAGATATTGTGATATATACATCTTGATATTCCGTTTGTCTAATGATTTGCGGCTCTTTACTCGCACAGCCTGAAAATAAAAATATAGCTACAATAAAAAGCGTGATCTTAACGTGCCAGCTCATCAAAAATCCTTTCACAACGCTCCAACTTCTCTTCGCAGCTTTGTGTAACCAGTGGCTTGATAGCATCAAATTTGCTCCTAGCTTTTTCTTGTGTCTTTTTTACATCAGGTTTTTTTATTTCAAGCTCTTTAAATTTAGCATTCTGTAACTCGATCTTTGCATTACACGCCTCGAGGTTTGCTTTAACAACTGCACTAATTGCCTCTTTTAGTGCCAGCTCGTTTTGTGCTTCTTTTAGTTCAGCCTTAGCGTCTTTAATACCACCTTTTAGACTATAAATTTCAGCTCCAAGTCCTAGCATTACACCCATTAACCCACCAATTACGATTAGCCAAAGTTTGTTTGCAATTAAAAAATTCATTCTACTAGTACCCAGTCAATAGCAAGAACGTCCGTTTGGCTAGCAAGCCACGGCACAACCTTATCGTCAGCCGTCTTCATATCGATATGAGGACAATAATCAATCTCCTCCCCCTCACCAAAGATAGATAAAAGTGGTTCGCGATTTGCGATAAATTTAGATCCTTTGACTAAAAATAAAAACATCCCTTTACCATTCCAGCCTTTGCGAGCTACCTTTTTGCCCTGTTTTAAAAAACGTATCGCAGAGCCAAAATCAAAACCTTCGGAGATATTTTGATAAGTGGCTTCAAATACATTTTTAGGCGACCATGAGATATACCCATCAAAATTTGGATGATTTTTCTTACCATCAGCATACTCTACAAGATAGCCCTCATCATTTGGATTTTCATCCTTAGGTACTTCCCAACCACGTAGCTTGTTGTATTCTCCACGCTTCATTGGTATAGATTTGATCTCTTTCATTCCTATGTACTTTTGCATTGTGTCTCCTTTGTTTGATAAAATTTATAAAAAATACGGCCGTCGATAGACGGCAACTATAACCACCAAATTCTTTATAGATGGCTTTACTGTTTTACCCTTTTAAATGGGTTGATCGCCCATACACTTTTAAGAAATTCTTTATCGTCTGGCTGCATAAATGTATCTTTGTTATATTCATTCATCTCTGCCACGTCGAGCAGTTTCCATCCGACATAAATGCGACAATAAAAGCCACTTAAAAAGCCTTTGTATCGGATAGTTTTATACAAGCCAAAGCGTGAGCGGCCGTCTTTAAGCTTACAAGTAACTTTACAAAAATCACTTATCACCCCGCCATTACTTGTTACTCTTGGGTTACCTTGAGTGATTACGCTTGATGGCTCTATCTCGCTCACTTTTACGCCATTTATTCTGCTTGAAAAGTAGCCTATTCGGTTACGATAAAGCCATAATAGACGTGCAAAATACGTCCTATTTTTTGGCTCTTTAAAATGTTCCTTTCTCCAGCCACTATCGCCGTTTATGGCTGAATTTACTCCGCTATAAGTGTCGTTTGCATCTTCAAACCACCTAGCCCACTTTGGCAAACGCTCGCTATTTTTATCACAAAATGCCAAAGCGATAGGTACTATTAAATAGCAAAGTATCTCTAGCGGTAGCTCAATAGCTATAATGCAAAAGAGTTGCAAAAGCTCTTTAAATTTAAGCATTACTCATCCTTTTTATCTTTTGGCTTTTCTTGCTCTTTTGCTTTATAACTAGGGCACTTAGGGCACTCGCTCCAAGTGCAACTTCCATCTTTTAGCTTGCTCGCACACACTTCACATCTTTTTATTCTTACTCTCATTTATCATCCTTTTTATTTGGTCTAGTTTGAACCACATCTGTGAATTCGTCTTTGTCTAAGTACCAAAATGGCTTCTTGCCATCTTCGTACTGAAATCTGCTAAAGTCATCAGGGTGTGTCGCTAAGTGGCTAAACACTCTTAGAATGTTTGTCATATTCGAGCTATCCCAGCCCTCGCACTTTCTAGCACGTAAAAAAATCACGATAGGGCATAGCAAGATACCTAAGATTAGGGATAGTACACAGATAATTGCATAGCTCATTTTCTTAGCTCCTCTCTTTGCACTATTAGCTCTTTTAACTCCGCCCTTAAGCTCTCTAACACGGCAGTGTTACCGATAATAAGAGCATGCTTTATATCATCCTCGCATTCTTTTATCTGCTTTTCAAGCTCGGCTAGTTCGCGCGCCTTTTCGTCGATTTCTTGCTCGACTTCCACTCTCACGAGTTTTTGATTTTTTACGTCCACGCTATTTGCGTTTTTGTTTAGACCTTCTCGCCATTCTTCATCCGAAATTTCAATATTAGGCGTTGGGATAGTATCGTGGATTTCGTCATCGTAGTAGCCTAGAAGCCTTTTCGTATTTTTATCATAGTGTGCGTATTTCATTATTTCTCCTTTTAATATCCGATAGCGATATAGCTACCGGAAAAGCAACCCACTGTGCTGCCATGGCTAGCTTTTGTACCGTAATAAAATTTTTCTTTGCTAATTGCGTAAGCAAAAGCGTTATCCACCGCGCTACCTTGCGCATTTGTATTCCCAGCTATTACGACCAAAACTATATTAGGGAAAGCTATCGGAAAGGCTCTTTCTCCTGCTACTCCTTCCGTAATCGAACCCCATTGAAGTATCAGTCCGTTTGGAAGTTTCGTATAGCCGTTTTGAGCTTTAGAGCATTGAAACTCGCGTTCCATTATTAGTCTATCCCACTTTACGGGAGCTTTGACATGGTTCATATGTAATATAGATACCTCTCCGCCAATTCTCCAAATTACATCTTTCTCAGTGCGGTAGCTTACAACTTCTACAAACGCCCAAGCAGTAGGAGGATTTGAGCCAACTGTCTCTATGTGCCAATATGTCCCATCTGGAATGCTTTGCCAAAAATCCCAAGAGTTATAGTCTCCTGCTGGTAAGAGTTTAACTAGAGTATCTTCTTTTTTGACAAAACTTGAAGCTTCAAGACCGTCTAGCTTTTGACTATTTGTTGCTGTGCCATTTAGATTTGCTCTTAGCGTTCCTACTGCGCTTCTATCTTGATTAAATATAACAAGGTTACTACTTCCTTCCGCCTCTAATGTAAAAGCAAAGCGGTTTGGACTATGAAAAGCTACTGCAGGATTTAGGTTGCCTTGGCCTCGTGCTTCAAATGAAGCTCCAGCATAGCTAGCACCATCGGTGCTGTTTTTAGTAGTCAAAGCTCGAACTGCGTTTGTAGTTTCAAGTATTCCATCTAAGGTTTGATTTCCTGTTGTTTTTAGAAATATAGTGCTAAATTTTTCATTTATTACTCTTTTTGCTTCGTTTAAGAGATCCATGATTTTTTTTGATGAAAATGTAGAAATCAAAGCCTCTGCACTATCGTTTATTGTGCCGCTTTTTAAAACCTCTTCTATTTGAGCTTTTAAAGTGTCGAATGTTTTTATTATCTCGGCGATTTTATTATACTTACCATCAAAATCTTTTTTATCTGTATCAAATAAAGTTTTATCTGCAGCTACTGCTTCACTTATTCTTTCTATATCAGTTTTTATTTTTCTCAGCTCATCAGGCTCTATTTTTTCAAGCTTTTTGCCTATCCCTAAAATTTCTTTACAAATTTGAGTAAATTCCATATCAGCCATTTTTATTCTCCCCTAAAACTTTCTTGCTCATCAGCCTATCAAGCGCTCTTAAATCCTCTCTATCAGTATGCTCGCTATTTTGATAAGCAATAAATTGATATATAAATTTCCTATATCCAAGCTCATCACTATTTAAAATTTTTTCTGGATGCTCGGAGTTATCGATTTGGCCATAAATGATATTAGCCATGTAATAATCAAGTCTTTTTATAAAATTTTCATCCCATGAATAGTAAGGATCTAAGGCATAATCTATTTTATAAGGCTTTAGCCAACCCTTTATTCTAAGTGCTTCTGTTAAGTTATATGAATTTTCATTAAAATTATTTAGTTCATATTCACATAAATTTTGTAGATAAAACTTATTGTATTTTGCATAAAACTCAACATGTGCTCTTTTTTTGGCCACTCCATAAATAAGTGCTTTTAAAAGCGATTCGTCAAGAAAATCAACCCTATCATTTTCATTTTTTGGTGTGTTAAATTTCCTCACAAAACGTCTTTTGTCTATATGGTATTCGATACCAAAATTTCTATGATCTATCTCGATCATTTCAAGAGGCGTTACCGCACGCGATATATCTGCCGCCGTCTCTTCCACTAATGATTTTAATTCTTCAAAATCAGGGAGCTTTATATCTCCCCTTGTGGATACCTTTAAACGTTGCAAAAACGCCTCATAATTCATTTTTTACACCTTTAGCTTTTTAAGCCATCCAAATGCTACAGGAGTACATACACGAAGTGTAAATTCGCTAATAATCTCTTTTTCTACAGCATCGTTGCTAGTTGGAAGCTCTCTAGTCATCATTGGACGCCAATTCACTTTAAAGATGTCATCTGCTCTAAAAGCAATGATCTCATTTTGATCTAAGAATGGATTTAACATAACCTTTACATCGCCGTAGCTAGTTCTAATGGCAAGTAGATCCTCTTCTAGGTATTTTTGTGTGATATTGGCTTGCTTTATCTTGTCGAGAATATCTAGCAGCCTATCATTTTGCTTATCATTTACCATTAAGAATTGATAAGGTCTACCTTTGCTCCAGCCGATTTTTAGCAGATCTCTAATCATCTGCATAGTTAAGTCTGTATTGTTTGCATCGATCGTATTATTTGCAGTTGAAAAACTTTTTAATCCACCACATTTTCCGACTACAGGAGAACCACCACTATTTACTCTTTGTACAGCTGTCTGAGAAGAAAGCAAAATTTTCTCTATGGATTTTTTATGTTCCACGGAAGCCATCTCGCCTTGATTAGTCAGAATGCCTCTACCTGCTACATCTTTTGCTGGCTCTTGTGATCCGGAAACGCCATAAGTATTTTTCACTATTTGAAAGTGATTGCTTAGTGCACTACCGACAAAATATTTAGCCGCAGCTTTAGCTCCACCTTCTGCGTGTGCATTAGTTGCATCACCATCAGGCAACTCATCATAAAACCATTTATGTCCTACCGCCACGCTCGTGCTTCTATCAGCAGGTGCGGCCGTACTTATTGCACTATAAAAAGGCGTAGATTGCCACCCTATTTGCTTTATAGTGTTTTCAAGCACTACACCCTTACTGCCAAAAGCCTCTTCAGCAGTTACCAATCCAGTTTTTATAGCCATTTTCCTTTACTCCTTAAAATAATCTTGCATACAATGCTTGCTTCTCGCTATCGCTAGCCTCGCCTTTGTTGATCTTACCAATGAGCTCTTTTACACTCACACCGCCACCAGTCCCTCTTGCTATGTCAAATTCATCATCAACTTGCGCTTGTGCCTTGCCATGGAAAAATTTTAGATAGACGTTTTCAATCCCTACTGGGGTCAGTAGTGCGTCACCAGTACCAGGATTTTTCTCATCCATCTCTAAAATTTTATCCGTGATTTTTTGCATATCAAAATCCGGATAACTCTTCCTAAAGTCCGTCTCCATCTGCGAAAGTTGTGCTGCTTGACGCATTCTTTGAAAATCCGCATACTCTTCTTTGTTAAGCTTTACATCATCATTTGATACAGTTCGTGCATTTTCTTCACTAACTTGCCCAGGCTTTTGGCTATCTTTTATGCTGGCTTTTATATCTTGTGTCTGTGTCTCTTCTGCGGCCGCTAGCCCCTCTAAATCCTGATCATAGATATCTGGCATTATTCATTACCTCCCAAATTTAAACCTTGCGACTCATTTGTCTTAGGAACACTATCAGTCTTATTCTTTTCCTCTTTCTTGGTCGCTTCTTTTAGCTTTTTATTCTCAGTTTCAAGCTTTTGAATTTTTTGTGATAAAGCCAAATTTTCACCAGCCAAAGCACTTACACGATCTTGTAAGTTTGTACACTCTTCTTTGAAACGTTCTGCCTCACCTTTTGCCTCTAAAATTTCAGCCTTTAAGCGTTCAATTTCGTTTTTGGCTTTAGCTAGCTCTGGTACGAGATTTTTTGTGTCAGATGCGACATCTTTCATCTCGGCCTCGGCCGCCTCGTTTTGTGGCATCTCATCCCACTCTTGCTCGCTGATGATAATCACGGAGGTAAAGCCAGACTCATCTTTAGCCCTAACCACGACATCACCAATACTTCCGCCGCTAATCTGCCCTTCCTCTTCGCCTTTTTTATAGACACTAAGTCCGTTTGTAGCCAAAGCGACAATAACACCAAGAACCTCGTATTTGTCCTTATATGCCATTTCTTCTCCTTTAAAATTTTTATTATTTTATTTGTCTGCATCCTAAAAAACGTAAAAACTTTCAAGTCATATCCTTTTAAATTCCGCCGTTTACTAAAGCTGCCATCTCCATATCTTCTTCGCTAGGTTCGTTTTTTATTTGTGCTTCTTCATCTTGCGTCACAGCCTGCGCTTGTGCCGCTTCTTGTGCTGCCATCATCTGTGCCATAGCTTGATCAACTTGCTCTATTGGCGCATTTTCACCAAGAATTAAAGTTAGTACTTCTTTTACGATTTCGGCTGTTATTTGTGGTGAACTTATTTGATTTTGTGCAAGTACCCCTAGCAAGCCATTTAACTGACTTATTTTTACTTCATTTGCTATCGTAGTGCCAAAATTTACAGAAACATCAAAATCTAATCGATTGGCTTTTCTTTCTGCTAAAGTACCGATGGCCTCTATAATGTTTTCATCTTCAGTTATCTTTATAAACTCATCATCACTTACAAAGCGGTAAAGTAGTTCCACAAAGTGCTGAGCATAGCTTGATAGCATCGTTTCAAGTAGTGTTTGCATCATGCTTTCTATTCTCATTGAGCTAGCTGCATTTACAGTTTGTAACGCACCCATTGCGCGTCGGTCACTTGGCCCAGTTTGCCCAGTCATTACGCTATTTACGCCAGTAGCTATCTCATACTCTTTGCTTAGCATAGCGATCTCTTCGCTTAGTTGATATGTTGGTGGCACCGGAAATGGCATTATCACGTCGCTTACTCTAGTGTTCATATCAGTTTCTACTCTAATGACCTTTTTTCTGGCCATTACATCGCTTAATGTCACGACGCCTTTTGTTTTATCTACGATAAAGGATGGATCTATTTGATTTTCAGTGATATCTATCTTTTGATTACGTTTGATGTTGTATTCTTCTTGTATCTCTTTTACCACTTCTGGCACACATGAGCCATATACTGCATTTTCATTCTCACGCGTGCTCTCGTCAATGCTAGGCATCGCATCCATGCAATATCCAAAATGAAATGGCAAAGTTGAAAATCTAGTCTCTCTGACTAAACAATCATTGGCAAAACTCTTTAATTCCCACATTTGGCGACCATTTACATATATCTTTTTATAGATATCTTTCATTTGTACTCTTTGACTCCACTCTGTTTTAGAGCCTAAAATGCGATCCTTGTCTTTACTTTTGTAAAATTTAGTTTTGATTTTTTCTTCGACTTGGCGTATTGATTGACGCCATTTGTAGCAGACGTATTCTATGTCGTTGATATCACTTGCATGCTTGTCAAATGCCAGATCAGTAATGGGTATAAAACGTGTAGCGATATCGCCTTGCTCTTTGTCATAGAATAAATTTACTATGCCAAGAGGTAGATATAGTGCGCTCATGACAGCTTTGCTTAGGCCAACACGATGCTCTTTTTTCTTCCACCTGTTTTTTAATACAGCAGTAAGTGCATTTTGTAAGATTAGATCATTATCACTTCTGCGGCCAACACGAGTGATCTCTATTGGACAACGATCGCTCATGAAGCTTGTTTTAAAAATCGCATGAATGATAAAGATGGTAGTTTTTATTAGTGGGATATATAGTTTAGAACGGCTTCTCTCAGAGTTTTTTCGTTTTGAAGTGCGGTTATCTTCACCCTCATACTCGGCACGAAATGCTCGCTCACACTCTAAAAATCTCTTTTTATGTTGCTCAAGATCACTAAATGCTCGCTCAATTAATTTTAAGTCCTCATTCATAGACTACTCCATTTTTTTACGGGTAGTCTAATTTATGAGCTTCCTAAAAAACGTATAAAACCAAAAAGTTTTAACGAGATTGTTTAATTTTATTGCAGTAATCTATAAAATTTACGAGAGATGATTGTTTTGTTCTGATATTATTTTTATTAATCAAGGCAACCGAGAAATCTTTTTTATAATAAAAAAGATTATTATTGTTAAAATGCCTTTTTGTATTTTGAAAATTGCCACCACAATTTTCTATTTTGCTAAGGATATCTCTTCTAGATTTTATCTCATCACTATCTCTAAACCCAAGTCTATTCTTAAGTTTATTACAGAACGGATCAAAATGAGCAGATAAAAATGTTTCAAAATTTGGATATGTTAAAAAAATATTATTTTGCTTATTTATCTTTACAAGCTTATCTATCAACTCTTCTAGATAGCTTAATTCTACCTTGTCTTGTTCAGCTCTATCTAAATCAACAACGATTAGTATAGGCGTCTCCATTCCTCTATATTCAGCTATTTTATCTAAAAAAGACGCATAGTTTCCATTACATATATTCTCTATCTCTAGCTTAAAACTACTATCTAATAATTTATTTTTCAGCTCTTTTAAATAATTTTTTTCTGTCTGTCCTTCGGTTAAAACCATGATTTTAATACTGGTGTTTAAATTCTGACAAAGTTTTATTTTTCGCCTACTCATAATCGCCTCTAAGATAGTTTAAGTAAGCTTTTCTTTTATCGCTTCTAGGCTCAAACTGATCTAGGCACTTTACTTTTGTGTCGCAGTTTTCTTTTGATACTATATATATCTGAGATGGACTAAGAAGCGATGTATCAAATATCATTGGGTTATGTGAGCTTAAAATAAACTGCGATTTGTTATTATCTGGTGAGTTAATAACCCCATTTAAAATTCTCATTAAAGCCTTTGTGCTTATAGAACTATCAAGCTCATCTATGACAAATATCATATCATTTTTTCTTTCGGATGATAAAGATGGCAATATAGATATAATTTTTTTGATTCCATTACTCTCTTCTTCGATAGCAAAATTTTTACCACTCCTTTTTAGAATCATAAAGTTCCTATTCTCATCTAATTCATAAAAGAAGAAATCATCTATGCTCTTATCTAAAATTCTAAGTATTTTTAAAGAGGCCTCACGATTATTTTCTATTAGTTCTTTAGCAATATTAGGGAAAGGAGCTAATTTATTGGTAAGAAATCCAACTTCAAGTATTCCACCAATCAGCCTATATACACTATCTTCAGCTTCTCTCATAGCATGCTCTTGTTGAAAAATATCTATTTCTGGTATTTTATTATCCTCTATCTTCTTTAAAATTGTCTCTTTTGATTGAACTGAGAATATTTTTTCGATTTCTGGATATTGTTCAAATGTCAGCTTATTGTCTTTAAAATCATATATGATTGTATCATTCTTAATCAATTTTTCACTTACTACACCATTTTTATTTAAAGTTAAATGATATTCATATATATCGTTTTTTATTAAAAATTCTGCTTCATAAGATGTTTTATCTGATTTATTATTTATATTTTGAGCTTCTTTTTCAAGCCTAATACCCTTAGATATTATATTGTGCAGCGATTTTATGGCTTCTAATATATTACTTTTACCTGCTGCATTATCACCAAAAAGGACTACACTTTTAGCAAGTTTTATTCTTCTGTCTAAAAAATAATTTGGCTCATACTTGGTCCCTTTTATTCGCTGATTTTTATAAACATCAAAATTTATCTCTACCTTCTCATTTATAGATCTATATCCAGATACACCAAAGCTTATTAACAT